CGATATCTTCAGGAAAAACTACAAAAGTTATGATAGTATCGACACCTCATGGTATGAATATGTTCTATAAGCTATGGGTAGACGCAGAGGAAAAACGAAACGAATACATTCCTATAGAGGTACATTGGAGTGAAGTACCAGGCCGTGATGAGAAATGGAAGAAACAAACAATTGCAAACACTAGTGAGGCTCAGTTCTCCACAGAGTTTGAGTGTGAGTTTCTTGGTTCTATTGATACACTTATTACATCATCTAAACTAAAGGTGTTGACCTATAAGAAACCAATACAATCTAATGCTGGGTTGGATATACATGTTGCACCACAGAAAGACCACACATATCTACTGACTGCTGACGTATCAAGGGGTACATCAAATGATTACTCTGCGTATATCGTGTTTGATGTTACAACCATTCCCTATACAATAGCTGCAAAGTACAGAGCAAATGATGTAAAACCTCTTCTATTTCCTAATAAAATCTATGATGTTGCCCGTGCATACAACCAAGCATTTGTATTGATAGAGGTTAATGACATAGGGGAACAGGTTGCAAGTGCAATGCAATTTGATTTAGAGTATGATAATCTGGTCATGGCATCTATGAGAGGACGTGCTGGTCAGGTTCTTGGTGGTGGATTCTCAGGTGGTAAAGCACAATTAGGAGTAAGAACAACTAAGGCTGTCAAGAAGATAGGGTGTTCTAATCTTAAACAAATGGTAGAAGATGATAAACTTATTGTAGAGGACTTTGATTGTATCAATGAACTATCTACATTTATTGTCAAAGGTTCTTCGCATGAGGCTGATAGTGGGTGTAATGATGACTTAGTTGCATGTATGTTTATATTTGGGTGGGCAACAGACCAGACCTATTTCAAAGAACTTACAGACAATGATATTAGAGAAAGAATGTATGCAGACCAACAAGAACAACTAGAACAGGACATGGCTCCGTTTGGATTTATTGTTGATGGACTGGAAGATGATAATATTGGTGAAATGGTTGATGAGTATGGTACGAGGTTCTCACCCATAGTACGAACCAAAGATACAAGTTGGTAATTAGAACAAGTTCTTATCAAACTCAATCAAGTCGTTATCTAATTTAATCCAACAGTTAGAACATACAACCTTTGAGTCATTCATTAACTTTAGTATCTCTTTACGACTTTCCTCATTGATACCTACCCTTTTTGTATTTTTCTTTATTTCAGCATCATGGGGATAAAACTTTAGACATGCATTTTCACTCTCTTGACAATGCACACAGGATTCATTTGCTAAATGGTCATTTAACCATTTAACTCTTTTACGATAATGTTTTCGAGCCACCTTCTTGATTGTGTCTTTATATTTAACATAATGTATATTCATGTAAGTATTTATATGTTTGCACACATATAAAACTAACTTTTTAGAAACTTAAAAAGTATAAATAAAAGTATTAAAACAAAGAAAACTCTATTATGTAAAGGGAGTACAATATGTCATTTTTAGTTTCTCCTGGCGTTCAAGTAAAGGAAATCGACTTAACTAATGTCGTTCCTGCCGTTGCAACCTCAATAGGTGCGATAGCAGGTGCTTTCCAAAAAGGGCCAGTTTCATCCGTTGTTAATATTTCTTCAGAAGAAGAATTATTACAAATATTTGGTAAACCACAAAGTTCAAGTAATCAATTTGAAACATGGTTTACAGCTGCGAACTTCTTGCAGTATTCAGACTCAATAAAAGTAGTTCGTGCTGGTTCAGGTCATTTAAATGCTGGTGCAAACTCTGGTATATTAATCAGAGATGATGACCATTACGAATCAAGTTTCCAAGATGGTCAAGGTTCACATGGTGAGTGGGCTGCAAGAACTGCTGGAACACACGGTAATTCAATAGGTGTTGAGATTTGTGCAACAGCAACAGGATACGAACAAGTAGTAGCAGCCTTAACAGTTTCAGAAGATGCAGTTGGAGCAACATCAATTGCAGTTGATGACGCTGATGCATCTGGTGAAGCATTTAATGTTGGTGATTTAATTTCATTTTACTCTAACTCTGGTGGTACAACACCAGTTGACGATTACAATGAATATGAAGTAACTGCAATCAACACAACCACAAATGTATTAACAGTTCGTTTAAAAGATGACCCAAATGGTGCTGGTGTACAAAATATTATTCCAGACAACTCATACATCAAAAGACGTTGGAAGTTCTATGACTTATTTGACGGTGCTCCAGGCACATCACAATGGTCTACAGATAATGGTCGTGGTTCTGGTGATGAAATGCATATCGTTGTTTACGATACTACAGGAGATATCACAGGTTCAGTTGCAACTGCAGCTGGTGGAAGAACAGCTGGTGTTATAGAAGTATATCCTAACGTATCTAAATCATCTGTTGCAAAAAGTCCACAAGGCGATAGTATTTACTATGCAGATGTAATATTTAGACAATCTCAATTTATTTACTGGACAGACCATATTTCTGCTGGTTCTAATTGGGGTACAGATACAACAACTGCATACACTTCCGTTATTCCAATTACAATAGACGCATTAACTGGTGGTACAGACGATTATGCTGTAACTGCTGGTGAGATGGAACTTGCATACGATAAGTTTGCAGATACAGAATCATTAGACATTAATTTAGTGATGGGTGGTTCATCAAGTATTACAACAGATAGTGCAGCTGGACAAGACACATATGTAACAATGATTACTGCTCTTGTCGAAGGACGTAGAGATTGTGTAGGATTTGTTTCACCGTATCGTTCTGCGTCAGTTGGTGTTGCATTATCATCTACTGCAACAGAAAATGTTAAAACTGCATTTGATTTATGTCCAAGTTCATCTTACATGGTATTCGATAGTGGTTACAAATATATGTACGATAAGTACAATGATGTATATCGTTTCGTGCCAATGAATGGTGATACTGCTGGTCTTTGTGCTTTTACAGACCAAGTTAGAGATGCATGGTTCTCACCTGCTGGATATAACAGAGGTAATGTTAGAGGTGCAATTAAACTTTCTTACAATCCAACAAAAGCAGAAAGAGATATTCTGTATCGTGCAAGAGTTAACCCAGTTGTTAACTTCCCAGGCCAAGGAGTTGTGTTGTTTGGAGATAAAACTGCATTAAGTAAACCAAGTGCATTTGATAGAATTAACGTAAGAAGATTATTCTTAGTTCTAGAAAAAGCAATTGCAACTGCTTCTAAATTCCAACTTTTCGAATTTAATGATGAATTTACAAGAGCTCAATTTAGAAATCTAGTAGAACCTTTCCTAAGAGATGTTCAAGGTCGTAGGGGTATATCAGACTTTAGAGTAAAATGTGATGCAACCAATAATACTGGTGAAGTCATAGATAGAAATGAATTTATTGCTGATATCTTTGTTAAACCTGCTCGTTCAATTAATTTTATATCGCTGAACTTTATCGCCACAAGAACTGGTGTATCGTTTAGTGAGGTGGGAGGTTAGATATGGCTAATATAGATGATTTTAAAGCAAATTTGATTGGTGGCGGTGCTCGTGCTAATCAATTTAGAGTAACAATAACTCCACCTCCTGGCATTGCAATAGGACTTGATGTAAGAAGAACTTCATTTCTTGTGAAGGCATCTAATATGCCAGCATCAACACTTAATGAAATACCAGTACCATTTAGAGGTAGAACAATCTATGTATCTGGTGATAGGGCTGCTCCAGAAGAGTGGACTACAACTTTCTACAATGACACAGATTTCATGATAAGAAATGCAATGGAGAGATGGAATAACGGTATTAATGATTTTGCAAATAATACTGGTGTTACATCACCTGCTGATTATCAAACAGATTTGTTTGTAGAACAATTAGATGCAGATGATACAATTCTAAAATCTTATATTTTCAAAAGTGCATATCCAAGAGTTATTGGTCAAATTGATTTAACTAGTGACGAAGCTAGTGCGTTAGAAGAATTTGAAGTTACTTGGAGATATCAACACTTTGAAGCTTCTGGGGTGAATTTTTAACCTACTAAATATAATCATACAGTAGGGAGATACTAATATTATGGCAGAACTTTTTGGGTTTCGATTTAATAGAATAAAAGATGATAAGGGGAGTGAGAAATTCACTCCTCCATCTATGGATGACGGCAGCGTAGAAGTTGCTGGTGGTGGTTTTTTCAGTCAAGTCTTAGACACGGATGGCAGAGAAAGAACCGAACTAGACTTAATTAGAAGATATCGTGATATTGCACAACAATCAGAAGTAGATAGTGCAATTGAAGATATCATCAATGAAGGTATTGTTGCAAATGAAAGAGCTCAAGCTGTTTCAATTGTATTAGACCAATTACCTTATCCAATGAAAATTAAGAAAAGAATACAAGAAGAATTTGATTCTGTCTTGCAACTTTTAGATTTTGACACTAAAGGACATGACATATTCCGTAGATGGTATATTGACGGAAGACTTTTCTATCACATGGTTATAGACAAAAAGAATCCAAAAAGAGGGGTTATGGAATTACGTTACATTGACCCTAGAAAAATACGAAAAGTCAAAGAGATTAAAAAAGAACAAAAAGAAGGTACTAGTATTGAGTTAATCAAAAAAGTTCATGACTACTACATGTATAATGATAAAGGTTTACAAGTTGCTAGTGGTACACAAGAAGGTATCAAGATTTCTCCAGACAGTATTGTATATTGTCCTTCTGGATTAAT